GGCAGCGAGGGCGACCCGGTTGAGTTGGCGATCAAGCGCACGTCGTCGTTTTCGTCGCGCAAGATCATCCTCACCAGCACGCCGACCGTTCGCGGTCGCAGCCGGGTCGAGGAAGCGATGCTCGAAACCGGCTGGCGCGAGTACCACGTCCCATGCCCGCACTGCGACCACCGGCAGCCGCTGGTGTGGGAGCAGATGCGCTGGGAGACGGGCAGGCCAAAGACGGCGATGTACCACTGCCGATCGTGCGGCACCGGCATCGAGGAGGGCTACAAGCGCGAGATGCTGCCAGCCGGCCTGTGGGTGCCGCGCTACGCCGACCGCGAGGACGGCAGCGCGTACGGCTACCACATCAGCACGCTGTGCGCTCCGAGCGGCTGGACATCGGCTGGCTGGGCTGCGCTGGTCAGGGAGTACGAGGCGAGCGCAGGCAACCCGCAGCAGCGGCAAGTGTTCGTAAACACGCGCCTAGCCGAGACGTTCGACGAGAGCGAAGCCAGCGACACCGACCCCGACACGATGCGCGGGCGCGCGGAGTTGTTCGACCGCCCGGTGCCAGACGGCGTGAAGGTGCTGACCGCAGGCGTGGACGTGCAGGTTGACCGCATCGAGGTCGAGATCGTGGGCTGGGGAGACGACGAGGAGAGCTGGTCGATCGAGTACGCTGCGCTACCCGGCGACACGACCGCGCCGCTGGTGTGGGACGACCTTGACGAGTTCTTGGCGCGACCGCGCGACGGCATGCACGTCATGGCCGCCTGCGTGGACTCGGGCTATTTGGCCGAGCAAGTGCAGCGTTGGTGCCACGACCGCCGAGGCCGGCGCGTGTGGGCGGTCAAAGGCACCGCTGGCAGCGACAAGCCGATATGGCCCAAGCGCGGCAGCAGGGGCAAGAAGGGCACCGGCTGGCGCGTCTGGCTGGTCGGCGTTGATGGCGCAAAGGACGTGCTGTGGCGACGCTGGCCGCTCGACGCTCCAGGCCCTGGCTTTTGCCACGTCCCCGCCGACCGTGACGCCGAGTGGTTCCGGCAGGTGCTGGCCGAGCGCCCGACGACGACCAAGGGCGGCAAACGCGCGTGGGTGACCGACGGCAAGACGCGCTCGGAGGCGCTCGACTGCCGCGTGTACGCCTACGCGGCGCTGATGTCGCTGACCTCGGCGGGTCGGTCGCTGTCGTCCATCCGGCAGCCTGCGCGACCGGACTACGTTGCTCAGGTGACACGCGAGGAGCCGCGCACGATGGCACCGGCACCGAAGCCAGCGCGCCGACCGTTGCCAAAGCGGCGTGGGTCGTGGCTCGACCCTGGCGCGCGGCGCTATTGACCATTGGTCAACAACTACCTAGACGCAAAGGCTGCGCCACGCTAGCCTGCCTCTCGCGGAGGTGCGCCGATGGCATGGACAAGCACAGACCTGAGCAACCTAGAGGACGCCATCGCACAGGGCGTCACGACCCTGGTGATCAACGGCAAGACGATCACCTACAGGTCGCTCGCGGACATGCTTGCGCTGCGTGACGTGATGCGCCGAGAGATCGGCCTGTCTACCGCACAGAACGGAAAGCGCGTCACCTACACGCGCTACAAGAGGGACTGATGGCGACATGGTGGGAGCGATGGATCGGCGCGATGACGCCAGAGCGCCCGCCGCAGCGCAAGGCGGCGAAGGCCAGGCACGTCCGGCGCTATGAGGCCGCCGCGTCCGGTCGCCTGACCGCTGGCTGGGTCGCCGGCACAACCGGACCTAACACCGAGGTCTGGAACGCGCACATCAGCCTGCGCGACCGCTCCCGCGACCTCGTGCGGAACAACGCGCTCGCCACCCGCGCGATCACGGTGCTGACCTCGGCGCTGGTCGGCGACGGCATCCGTCCGCAGCCGCGCTCGGGTTCGGCTCGCGTGGACGAGGCGCTGACGCGACTGTGGTCGATGCTCGGGACCGAGATCGACGCCGCCGGCCGCCTGGACGTGTACGGACTGCAAGCGCAGGCGGTGCGCGCGTGGCTGGAGTCTGGCGAGGTGTTCCAGCGTAGGCGTTGGCGGCGACCGGACGACGGTCTGCTCGTGCCGATGCAGGTGCAGATGCTTGAGGCAGACTACCTTGCCGACAGCAGCTTGTGGATCGGGCGCGACGACAACGAGCGGTTGCAGTACGGGATCGAGATGGACGCGGTGGGCAGGCGCACTGCGTACGCCATGTATCGACAGCATCCCGGCGAGAGCAACAGCCTGACCGCTGCGGGGCTGCAGTACGTCATGGTCCCAGCGTCGGAGGTGTCGCACGTCTACCGCGCCGACCGCCCCGGCCAGTTGCGCGGCGTGCCGTGGCTCGCTGCGGTCATGCTCGACCTGCGCGACCTTGACGATCTGGAGCACACCGAGATCGTGCGGCAGAAGATGCAAGCTTGCCTCATGGCCGTCCGCAAGACCTCGTCGCTCGACCCGGTCGGCATCAGCGATCAGGTCGAGCAGGACGACGACGGCCGCTGGATCGAGGACATGGTCCCCGGCATGGTGGCCAAGCTGCCCGACGGCGAGGACATCAGCTTTTTCGGCCCGCAGCAGTTCGGTGGCTTCGTCGAGTCGGTGCAGCACTACCAGCGGATCGTGGCGGTCGGCTCGCAGGTTCCGTACGAGCTGCTGACCGGCGACCTCTCAAACGTCAACTACGCTTCGATCCGCGCTGGCGATCTGGAGTTCCGGCGGCTCGTGTCCGCGCTGTGCCGTCAGGTCGTGGTGCCGCACGTCTGCCAGCCGGTGTGGGCCTGGTTTGTCGAGGCGGCTGAGCTGTCGGGTATGATCCCGCAGATGACGCCGCAGCAGCGCATGATGGCGATGCGTCCGATCTGGCACCCGCCGCGCTGGGTCGCCATCGACCGCGAGGCTGAGATCAAGGCCGACATTCTGGAGATGCAGGCCGGCACACGCACGCTCGCGCAGGCGGCCGCGGAGCGCGGCCAGGATTGGCGCTCGCTTTTGGCGCAGCTCGCCGAGGAGCAGGATGCCGCCGCCAAGCTTGGCCTGAGCCTGACCGGTTTTGGCAGCAAAAGCCCGTCGCAGTCGGTCACGATGCCTGCGGACACGACGCAGACGCCCGACGTTGAGGACGATACGCCAGCGGACGACGAGCAGGCCGACGACGTTGCGGACGACGCCAACGACGCTGAAGACGAGGACGCCGCCTAGTGATTCGCCAGCGGTCAACAACGCTATTGACTTTCGGTCAACAACGGCGGCAACCTTAGCGCGGGAGGCCAGAATGCCCGACGAGCAGCGACAATCCACGACCGTCTACCGCCGCGCCGCGATGGAGCCCAAGAGCTACAACGCGGAGGAGCGCACTATCGATGTGGTGTGGACGACCGGTGCGGACGTGGTGCGCGTGGACCCGTGGACGGGCAAGCGGTACACCGAGCGCTTGGACGTCAAGGGCGCTGACCTCTCCCGACTGAACGATGGCGCGCCGTTCCTCGACTCCCACGATTCGTGGTCGAGTCGTAGCGTGATCGGCGTTGTTGTCCCCGGTTCGGCGCGCATCGAGAACGGTCGTGGAGTGGCGAAGATTCGCCTGTCTGCCGCCGATTCTGCTGCCGACGCGGTGCAGAAGATCGTTGAGGGGACGCTGCGAAACATCAGCGTCGGGTATTCGGTTCAAGAGTGGGCAGTCGAAAAGGACGAGCGTTCTGGCAGTGAGCTGCGGACCGCAGTCCGATGGCAGCCCGCAGAACTTTCAGGCGTGCCGATCCCGGCCGACGCAGGGGCGCAGGTCCGCGCCGCAGAGCGGGAGCAACCCGCGCAGGAGAATCCGATGACGGAGCAGACCAAGCCGGCTGAGGTCCACGACCTCGACGCCATTCGCGCCGCCGCCGCCGCCGATGCCGAGAAGGCCTCTGCCAAGCGCGCTGCGGAGATCCTCGACCTCGGCAAGCGCCACGGCTACGACGTGACCGCGCACATCGCCAACAACGACAGCATCGACAAGGTCCGCGCGGCCATCCTCGACGCTCGCGCTAAGGCCGACAAGGAGACCGAGATCGCCGGCACGCACGGAGCTCAGGTCCGCGCTGGTCGCAGCCACGTCGAGCAGGTGCTGGAAGGCATTGAGAACGC